CTTTGAAAAATCTCCGGGGGGATCTGCTGATATTTTAGTTTTATCCCTGGGGCTTTTCCGGTGGGGTTCTCTCACTCTAAAGCTCCATTGTCTCGCTAGGTTCGTCTCCTTATCCTTAGTAGGTATTAGTTCAGTTTAAGCCCAATAAACTGTAGCTAAAGTGTGTCAGTGGAGCTTTAAAGTGACATGAACCTCACTGTAAAGCATAGAGAAGAAGAAAGGAATGTGTATGAAAGAAGCCAAGAGAGTGATACCAAACACTCCGGAGTTTGCGCCAGCGTCTTCTGACGAGGAGCGTACTCTTCAGATGGGCTCTCTTGCGATGGACTTAGCAGAAATGCGAATGAGATCTGGTATTGCTTCTTCTGCCGAAATACTATATTTTATCAAGGCAGCATCACCCGAAGCAAGACTTGAAAGAACTAAGTTAGCTGAAGAAACAAAACTGATTCAAGCAAGAGTGGCAGACATGGAACGCTCGAAGAATACAGAAGAACTATACAGTCAGGCTATTGCTGCATTCCAAGAATACAGAGGCATTGACTACGAAGAGGATGGTGATGAAAATGAATACGGGCCGTATCAGGACATATTCTGAGTTAATTCAATTACCAACATTCGAAGAGCGTTTTAACTATTTGAAACTTGACGGAGTTGTTGGAGAAGAAACATTTGGAATTTACGCAAAACGGTATTTAAACCAAAATTTCTACAAGTCAAATGTGTGGAAAGAAATTAAGAAAAAAGTATTGATACGAGATGATGCTTGTGATATGGCATTAGAGTCTTATCCACTTTCAAGTAGTCGTATCTACGTACACCATATGAATCCTATAACAGAAGAAGACATAATTTATGGTTCTCCATTTCTAACAGATTTGGAGTATTTAGTTTGTGTCTCATTTGAAACTCACAATGCAATACACTACGGTGACATTAATGTTTCAAGAATTTCTAAGGACCCGGCGATACGTTATCCTGGTGATCAGTGCCCTTGGTTAGTGCCTACGCCAGTACAATTTTTGTAAAGGAGAAAAAAACAAAATGGGAAAGAATCGTAACTACAATAATAGTGAAGGTTTCGAGAAAGATATGGAAGCTCCGGTTGAGGCTGAGATAAAGGAAGCAGCAGAGACTGTACCTGTAAATACTCCGGTTTCAGAAGCAGCACCAGAAGTTAAACCCGAACCTAAGAAAGAAACACCTGCAAAGAAAGAAGCGCCTAAAAAGAGAACAGCTACTTTGTAAAAAGGAGACACTATGGACGAGAGTATACTGACATCAATTAAAACACAATTGTCTCTTGAGCCAGAAGATGATTCATTTGACAGAGAGATAATTATTTTTATTAATGCTGCGTTCGCTAGACTGACACAGCTTGGTGTCGGTCCGATTAGTGGCTTCTCTATCGTGGATGAGAATCAGACTTGGGATGAGTTTGTCGTAGACATTACTCAAGAGGAGATGGCAAAAGTGTATGTTTACTTAAAAGTAAAAACATTATTTGACCCTCCTACAAATTCATCACTTGCAAAAGCGATGGAAGAACAAATAAAAGAATATGAGTACCTACTTAAAGTCGAAGCGGAGGATGATGCATATGTATGAGTCAAATGAAACATTACAGAATGAAGATCTCAACTCCCTTGAACATTATGGCATAAAAGGTCAGAAGTGGGGACAGAGAAGATACCAAAATCCTGATGGCTCTTACACTGAACTTGGCAAAGAGAGACGAAGAGTAGGTTTTGAGAAAGAGTCAAAGAAAGACGATGAGTCTAAGAAGGATTCAACAAAAACAGATGAGACTCCCGATATAAAGATTGGCGGTAAGGCGTATAAGGATATGACCAAAAAAGAACTTCGTGCTGCCAAGAAGAGAGCTAGACACAATGAAGCAGAACGTCGAGCTCAAAGGGAGTTTAATAGAGATAAAAGAGAAGCCATAGCAAACGGAGATATGGCTTTTATTTCTAAAAATATCAGCAAATTTACGAATGATGAGATTGATGCCGCAGTAAACAGATACAAGAAGATGACTCAAATTTGGGACTATGATAAAGCAAATAAGAAAGATGCTAATCATTATCTCGATAAAGCAATTAATTATTTAAATAAAGCCGATAAAATATCGACCTCACTTACAAATATTGTAAATAATTTTACTGAGTCATCGAAGAAAGCAGCTCAGAAGAGGCAAGAACAAAGTAAAGCTGAGCAAGAGCATTATAAGGCTCTTCAGGAAGAGTATAAAGCTGCCCATCCGAATGCTGGTAATAATGACAAGAAGGATAAGGGCGGCGACAAGAAAGATAACAATAACAATAATAATAAGGGTTCTCAAGAAAATGTTGAAAAAGAGAAACAGAAACTTCAAGAATTAAAGAAGAAAGATAGAGAAGCCCTTAAAGAAGTTGAAGAAAGACTTAGAAAACAAAAAGAAGAAGAGGAAGATTATCGTCGTCAAGAAAAGCTCGATAAACAACGTGAAAAAGAACAACGTAAACGTGAAAAAGAAGCAGAAAAAGAACGTGAACGTGAAGAACGTCAAAAAGAACGAGAAGAAATCGAGCGAGAAAGACGTGAAGAAAGAGAACGTGAAGAACGTGAAGAAGCTGAGGAACGCGAGAGAGAATCTAAGAGACGTGCAGAAGAATTAAGAAAAGAACGTGAAGAGGAAGCTCGTAGAGAGGCAGAAGAACGTGAAAAACGTGAAAAAGAAAAGTTTAAAGAAAGAATAGCTCGCGAAGAATCTGAGGGTGCTAAACGTGAAAAGCATAAAGAAGCTGAACAAATCCTTCAAGATAACTGGTGGGATCTTATGTATTCTGGAAAAGAAAAGAAGTCTCTCATAGGTTCATTCTTCTCAAAGAAAGACAAAGATAAGTATAAAGACTATTCACAGTCAGAGCAATACAAACGACTTGAGAAAGAATTAAACGACGTTAATTCAAAATACCTCAAGAATCTAAGCACAGCATACCAGAATCAGAAAGTTGGTTCATCTGTTCAGGAGAATAAGATCAAGAAACAGATAGAAAGCGGCAGAATTTATGATAGAGACATTCTCGGCAGAGATAAACTCAAGAAATGGGAGAATGATCTTATTGGTAAATACCGTAAAGAAAGAGGTATGGATAAAGAGACTGCTAAGAAGTATGCTGATCGTTATATTGACTACTTCCTTGACATGTATGATCAAGAAAAAGGAAACTTTTAAGAAAGGCAAATTCTATGATTTCTAATACAGCTACACCGAAATATTATGGGCAATTTCGAGAAGCTGTCTTATCAGGTGAAATGCCAGTATGTCAAACGATTTCTATGGAAATGTGTCGTATCGACAGACTCATAGCGAATCCGACAGTATGGTATGATCCCGCTCCAGTTGAAGGTTATGTTAAATATTGTGAACGGGAATTAACACTGACGGATGGTGACGATTTAGTCCTACTGCCTTCATTTAAATTGTGGGCAGAGCAAATATTCGGCTGGTATTATTTCGAGCCGGGTCCGGTATTTATCAAAGGAAAAAATGGTGAGCCAGGACGATATGTTACCAAGAATATTCGTAGACGATTGATACACAAACAATATTTAATCGTTGGAAGACGTGCATCAAAATCGTTGTATGCAAGTACAATACAAAATTACTTCTTGAACATTGATACATCGACTACTCATCAGATTGCAGTAGCTCCTACCATGCGTCAAGCAGAAGAAGTAATGTCGCCCATAAAAACTGCAATGGCTAAAGCAAGAGGGCCATTGATGAAGTTCCTTACAGAAGGTTCAATTAATAACACTACTGGCTCTAAAGCAAATAGAGTTAAGGTTGCCTCAACAAAGAAAGGTGTTCAGAACTTCCTTACAAACTCATTACTTGAAGTACGACCTCTTTCAATAGATAGTCTTCAGGGTTTGAGATGTAAGGTTGCAAGTTTGGATGAGTGGCTTTCAGGAGAAATTAAAGAGAATCCTATAGAAGCTATCGAAGGTGGTGCTAAGAAGATTCCTGATTGGTTAATACTCTGTACTTCATCAGAGGGAACAATCAGACATGGTGTTGGTGATACAATCAAAATAACATTGATGGACATACTTAGAGGCGAGTTTGTTGATCCTCATACAAGTATATTCTATTACAAACTTGATAATATTCAAGAGTTAAAGTATCCATTCATGTGGAAAAAAGCAAATCCTAATATTGGTGTTACTACATCTGAAACAGATTACATGCAGGATGTTGAAAAAGCAGAAAAGATTCCTTCGCTACGTAATGAGATTCTTGCAAAGATGTTTAACATTCCAATGGAAGGTTACACTTATTATTTCACATATGAAGAAGCTACACCAGGACCTCCACAGGAATTCTGGAATATGCCTTGTGCAATGGGTTGCGACTTATCGCAAGGCGATGACTTCTGTGCTTTTACATTTCTATTCCCGCTTGGTAATGGAAAGTTTGGGGTAAAGACACGAAGTTACATAACTACTCTAACTCAATCAAAGTTAACTCTAGCTATGCGTATGCGTTATGATGATTTTATTAACGAAGGTACGCTTGTTATTATGGATACAACAGTACTTGACTTGATGTTGGTTTATGACGATTTACAAAAGTTTATAGATGCACATCAGTATTCAGTTGAGTGTGTTGGATATGACCCGTATAATGCAAAAGAGTTTATTGAGAGATGGGCAAGAGATAACGGACCATATGGTATTGAGAAAGTTATACAAGGTGTAAAAACTGAATCAGTACCGCTTGGTGAATTAAAGAAATTAGCAGAGAATCGTATGCTTCTCTTTGATGAACAGCTGATGGAGTTTGCTATGCAGAATTCAGTAGTTAATGAGGATTCAAATGGTAATAGAAAACTCCATAAGAAACGTCATCAGGATAAGATAGATAATGTTGCAGCATTAATGGATGCATTTGTCGCATACAAATTAAACAAAGATTACTTTGAATAAAGGAGACAACATGGACTTCAAGAATCGAATTAAGCATGCTTGGAATGCATTTCTGAACAAAGATCCTACACCACCTGTTGAGTTAGGTCCAAGTTCATATTATTATCCGGAGCGTACACAAACAAAAACACAAAACGATCGTTCTATGATTAATTCAATATTTAATCGTATTGCGATTGATGTGTCTACTGTGAAGATATTACAAGCTAAAGTAGATGATAATGGAAACTTTATTGAAACAATGAAGACACCATTAACTGAATGTTTACAAGTTAGTGCTAATATCGATCAGACAGGACGTGCTCTTATACAAGATGCAGTTCAGCGCATGTTTAAAGAAGGTTGTGTTGCATTAGCTCCTATAGTTTCAGATGACAATCCAAATAACACTGGAACATACGATATATACGATATTCGATGCGGTATAGTTACACAATGGTATCCACGTAAGGTCGAAGTTGAAATATACAATGACAAGAAAGGTACTATGGACCGACTATTACTTGACAAAGAAATTGTATGTATCATACAGAATCCTATGTACGATATAATGAACTCACCTAGTTCATTATTAAGTAGGATTTTCAAAAAGTTAGCTCTACTCGATGTTGTTGACAATGAAAATGCTTCGAGTAAGTTAAATATGATTATTCAAGTTCCTTATTCAACTAGATCTCAACTTCATCAAGATAATGCAACTCGAAGAAGAAAAGAGATCGAAGACCAATTAGTTAATAATCCATATGGCATTGCTTACATGGATATTAATGAAAAGTTAATTCAATTGAGTAAGCCTCTTGAATCAAATCTCCTCGAACATATCAAATATTTGATGGAGACTTACAAGAATCAACTTGGTATCACTGATGCTGTTCTTAATGGAACTGCGAATGAATCAGAGATGAACAATTATATTAGACGTACAGTTGAACCTATCTGTGCTGCGATTTGTGATGAAATGAAACGTAAGTGGCTCACACAAACTGCTCGTACAAAAGGACATTCTATAGTCTACTACTCTGATCCATTCAAGCTTATTCCTCTTACTGATATTGCTAAGTTTGCAGATGTATTGTCTAGAAATGAGATTATGACATCTAATGAGCTTAGACAGAAGATGGGTATGCCTCCTTCAGATGATCCAAGGGCTGATGAGTTAAATAATGCTAACATGCCGGACAATCCCGAAGAAGTTCAAAATGAGGTAGAAGTTGACGAGCAGATAACTGAAGAAGTCACACCGGAACAAGAACCTGACAGTGGCGAATCAGAAGAAGTTTACTTTGACCCTAAGAACCCTGGCGCTACGGCTCCTAGTGGAACTAATTCATTCTCTTTATTTGGTAAAGGTAATGATGAACAACCTCAGGAAAGACCTGCATTTAGTTTATTTAAATAAAATATTACGAGAGGAGAAAACCAATGAAGGACTACGATTTTAGTGGTTGGGCGACCAAAAATGACATTCTTTGCGATGATGGTAGAATTATCAAACAGAATGCATTTAAGGATTGCGACGGTATTACTGTCCCGTTAGTATACAATCACGATCACAAAGATATCGGAAATGTTCTTGGCCATTGTGTTTTGGAGAATCGTGATGATGGTGTATATTGCTATGGTTACCTTGATAAGGACTCAAGGGGCGGACAGGAAGCCCTTTCTAAAATCAAGAATGGCAGTATAAAATCTCTCTCGATTTATGCTAACAAACTCAAGGAAGTTGGCCATAATGTTATTCACGGTATCATTCGTGAGGTTTCACTGGTTCTTGCTGGCGCAAATAGCGGTGCTGTAATCGATACAGTATTAGCTCATGGTGTTGATGCTAGCGATGACGGTGATGCTGTAATTATATACGCGGGTGAAGAGAATCCGATCTGCCATAGCACGACCGACGACTCCGGATCTGATGAATTCAATCTCGATGCTGCAATCGATTCGATGACAGACGATCAGAAGAAGGCAATGTTGATTATGGCTTCTATGATGGCTGAAGATATAGCCAAGGATAATGTTTCTCACTCTTCGAAAGATGATGATGACGAGGATGACGATGATGATGAAGACGATGACGATGATGAAGAGTCTGAGTTAGAACATTCAAAGGATTCCGAGGATGATGAAGATGAGAAGAAAAAGAAATCATGCTCACATTCTTCAAATGATGATGAAGAATTAAGTCATGCTTCTAAGTCCAAAGATGATGAAGACGACGAAGATGATGACGATGAGGATGACGAAGATGATCTAGACCTCGAGGATGACGACGAAGACGACGATGAAGATGATGAAGAGTCTGACGATGAACCCGAGGAAGAAGAAACAAAAACAAAAAATCAAAATGACAAGGAGAAAAAAGAAATGAAGCACAATTTATTTGAAAACGAAGCTCAGGGCGACGTTCTTATTCACAGCGCAGAAGCTTGTGCAGAAATGATGGCAGATGCCGTTAAGTTTGGTTCACTTAAGGATTCAGTAATGGCTCATTCAGCAGATTATGGTATCGATAACATCGATCTTCTGTTCCCGAATGCAAAGAATTACACCACACAGCCCGAGTTCATCAAGAGAAGAACTGAGTGGGTTAACGAGGTTCTTACTGGTGTTCGCCAGTCACCTTTCAGCCGTGTTAAGACTATCTTCGCTGACATAACCGAGGATGAGGCTAGAGCTAAGGGTTACATCAAGGGTAACCGTAAGGCAGAGGAAGTATTCACTCTGTTAAAGAGAGAGACCACTCCTACTACCGTTTACAAGAAGCAGAGAATCGATCGTGATGATATCATCGATATCACTGATTTCTCAGTTATCGAGTACATCAAGCAGGAAATGAGAATCATGTATGATGAGGAATGCGCTCGTGCAATCCTTGTTGGTGATGGACGTAATCCTCTTAGCCCTGATAAGATCAAGGAAGCTAACATCAGACCTATCTGGACAGATGATGACCTCTTCACAATCAAGAGATCAATCGCTGTTACCACAGCTACAACTGATTCTAACCGTGCTAAAGCATTTATCAAGAACCTTGTTAAGGCTCGTAAACTTTACAGAGGTTCAGGCAATCCTACACTGTTTATCCAGGAAGATCTGCTTGCTGATATGCTTCTTATCGAAGAGACCAGCAATGGTATCGATACTGGCCGTCTGATCTATGATTCAATCGATAAGCTTAAGAACACTCTTCGTGTTAACAAGATCGTTGAGGTTCCTGTATTCGATGGTCTCTACAGAATAGACAATGGCGATACAAAGTACCTTGCAGCAATCCTTGTTAACCTTAACGACTACAGAACAGGTCGTGATAAGGGTGGCGAGCTTAGCTTCTTCGATGATTTCGATATCGACTTCAACCAGCAGAAGTACCTTATGGAGTCCAGATTCTCAGGTGCTCTTGTTGTTCCTTATTCAGCAATCGCATTCGAGTTTGTTTACAATCTTACTATCGATGTACAGGCTAAGGACAGCACAGCAGTTGTACTTGGTAAGCAGGTATCTGAGCTTCAGGAGAACGTATATGTTAATGATAACTCTGTACAGGGTATCCTTAACTATGTTACCGGTTATACTCAGTTCTCAGGCAATCCTGAGGAGCAGGAAGGACATTACCTTGCACTTCAGTTCGAGGCTTCTGATGGCGCTGTTGTTAAGATCCAGACAATCGGTGGACTTAACGATGAGAGAGTCGTAACTCTTGATCAGGACATGGATGCTGTTATCTATGTTAAGTCAACAAAAGAGAAGCTTAGAATCACCTGCGAGCTTAATGGTGATGTTATTCAGAAGACTCTGTCATTCAGCGGTCTTAAGCTTCTTGCACAGTAATTTGAGCACACAGACTAGAAACTACTTTGGGAGAGCCAGAGCACTACTCTAAATTACTTTAGAAAAAATCAAAATGGAAGGAGGATGAGATATGCGATATTGTGCTAAGCTTGGTTTTAGAGATACTAAAGAAAAGTTCCTGGAAGATGGAACACCAACGAGTATTTGGGAAGAAGTCATCACTGAACGAAAGTATAAGGCTGACGTAATTACAAATACTTACCGCAATCAACAGCAAGAAAGCATTAATGACAATTATATTATAAATGTTAAACTTAGCATGTTAGCGTGTGATGCATTTGTCATATCTCATCTGAATTCTATTATATACTGTGAGTGGCTTGGAAAGAAATGGAAGGTAACTTCTGTAGATATTCAAAGACCTAGACTCATAGTTACATTGGGAGGTGATTACACTGAGGCCGAGAATGGATATTGATCGAGTGTTTAG